TCCTCAGGTGCTGCATGGACTTCTGCATCATACAATACACTAAATAATGTGAACACTGCGGACTCTATAGATCAGAACTATGACTTTGAGACGCTAGATAACGATATAATCGATTTTTCAGAAACAAACCCATTCGGGACATTTGGTTCATCTACTGATACTACAGTTTAATTATGTTAGGCACTTATACATACCACGAAATTTTTAGAAGATCTGTTGTTGCATTTGGAACTTTGTTCAACAACATCGAACTTCGTCGTAATGACGAGGTGATGAAAGTGCCTTTGGCATATGGTCCTAAAGCAAAATTCTTAGCAAGGTTAGATCAAGTTCCTGATCCTACTAACAAAAGAGTTCAACTTACGTTACCTAGGATCTCTTTTGAGATCAATGGTCTTGAATACGATTCAAGTAGAAAGGTTTCTCCAACACAAAAAATTAAAATAGCAAGCACTGCTGATAAAAACAAATCAATGTTTATGCCAGTGCCATATAATCTATCATTTGAGATGGGTATTATATCTAAGAACCAAGATGATAGTTTACAGATTGTTGAACAGATATTACCATACTTTCAACCTCATTATAATTTGTCAGTTAAATTAGTCCCTTCAATGAATGAGACTAGGGATGTTCCTATTGTTTTAACTAATGTAGAATACGAAGATATTTACGAAGGTGAATTTGCAATAAGAAGAGCAATCACATATACTCTTCAGTTTACAATGAAGACATACTTATACGGTCCTGTCAGAGACGAGAAAGTCATCAAGAAGGTTATTACAGACATGTATACCAGTACAAACACTACATCTGCACCAAGAGAAGTTCGTTATACTATTCAACCAAATCCTCTTACTGCAGATGCTGATGATGATTTCGGATTTGGTATTACAGATGCAGACTTTACAGACAGTAAGAAACGTAATCCTGTGTCTGGAGCTGATGAAAACGTATGATAAAAATTTTTGTTGTATTAACTTTAGTATGGGGAGTTCTAATCGGATTACCAAAATTTGCTCATGCAAATCATTTACCAGTGATGTATGTGCAAGTACCTCAGTGGGCAGATGATTGGGCAGTTTGTGCTGTAGATGTTCCTGATGCGAAATGTCATTGGTATGTTATGTCACCTGACAATACATTTGGTGAAGGTTTTGATTGGGAAGAAGCACCATGGTTTGATGCTAATGGTCTAAATGATATTGCACCCATGCAAGCAAAAACAGTTGTAGAGAGGTTACAAGAACAATGACTAATCCTTTTGATGGTTTAAATGATGAGTTTGGTGTAGAGAAAACTGCATTACAAAAACATGTTGAAAAAGTAAAACCTATAATTAAGAAGTCTGCGGAAGAAGATGTAAAGTCAGACTATGAAGTTTCTCGTGCTGCATTACATAGTTTAGTAATGAAAGGACAAGAGGCAGTAGATGGTATATTAGAAGTTGCACAAGCATCTGATCATCCTCGTGCGTACGAAGTTGCTGCAACAACAATTAAAGCAGTGGCAGATACAACAGATAAATTAATTGATCTTCAGAAAAAAATGAAAGACTTAGATTCTGAAGAAAAAAAGAATTCTCCATCTACAGTAAATAATACTATGTTTGTTGGTAGCACTGCAGAGTTACAAAAGATGTTAAAGAAAGAAAAAGAGATAAATAAAAAGGACAAGAAATAACACGACGAGACATGTCAGTTTTAAACGTTTTAAGCACTAATTCAGTTTCAGCAGGTGCAACTGAATATCAAGTAATACAAACAGGATATTACAGAGTTGGATCTACTGCAGGTGCAGCAACTGTATCACTTAATGGTGGTCCTGCAATCACACTTGTTCAGAATGAATTCATTCTTCTCAAAGGTGGAAAACCTGGTCAAGCAAAGATTGTAAAAGCAGTATCTGATTCTACTGGTGACTATATCCTAGGTCATCATATACAGGCAACAGGTGACGCACATCCATTCTCAACTGGTGATTTTATTGCAGTTGAAGATAACAGCACATCACCCGCTATTGATAGTAACTTTCTTTCTGCAGGAACTGCAGGTAAAAAGATCACTGCTGTCACAGGAAATACAATCGCTACTGATATCGATTCATCAAGTGCATCAGCAGATTATACTTTTGCTTTCTCAGGTCCTCAAGCGATCGTGAAAAGATGCATCAAGATCGTAGCTGCAACAAGTGCAGTGATCATTGAAGAAATTCAAGTCGTTGGTGGCTAATGCAAGAGGCGAAGAAATACTACGGAGGTAAGGACACCAAACCAAAAGGTTTTGGTGTTCCCGAACTTGGTCCTGTTAACCAAGAAGCAGAGAGAATTATCCGTGGTATGAAACGTCAAAGTGGATCTAGATTTAAAAAACTGTATGGTAAGCGTGACAAAGATGTCATGACTTTAACCGCTAACAAACTGGCACTAAAAGACAATCTGAAAGTTATGTATTACAAAGATTTCATAGATTTAGTTGAAGGTAATCCTACTACTAGGATGCTGACAAAATCTAAAACCCAAACTACTGGGAATATTTCTGCTGATCGTGGTACAGATGAAAAGAAAAATAGAGCAAGTAGAAAATCACTTGAGAAAGATCTCAAGAAGAAAGGTATTGGATACAAAAAAGGAGTCGGAGAATATAAATATTCATCAGGTGAAGGCACAGGTCGTGAGGTCTCATACCAAACAAGTCCTGGCAAGGGAATGTCCAAGCGTCGTTTCGGCAAAGTCATGCGTCGTCTTGGTAGAAAGCATGGTCAAGAATCAGTAATCACTAAGAAAGGTGATAAACCTGCAAGATTACATGATACTGAAAAGAAAAAACCTGATAAGTCTTTTACTTTAGGTAAATCAAAAGCAGGTAAAAATCCATCTGGTATGGGAGAAACTTCTGGCACAAAAGTTAGAAGTGGAAAACTATCTAAAAAAACTAATAAACCTGCAATCCATTATGGAAAATAATCTTACTGAAATTGCAATGAAGACCGATAAAAAGGTTCCTCTTGGACGTAAGACTAATCCTTATGGAAAACGTGCTATACTAAAAATGGTCGGGTCATCAATTATGGATAGAGTAAAACAAAAAGCAAAAGCTTTAACAACAGTTCATTCAGAAGAGATGACTAAATCACAAATTAAAAAACGTGATGAGATTGCTGACTCCATGAGCACTAGAGAGTTCAATAAAAGATACGGTAAAGATCGTGGAAAGGATGTCAAGTACGCGACTGCTACTAAACTTGCTATGAAAAAAGAATCTAATGAAATTGTCGAGAAAAACAAAAGCGGTGATAGTTCTCTCCACGACTGGTTTTCTAAGAGTAAGTCTTCTGATGGGAAGCCTGGTTGGGTGCAACTCGGTGGTAAATATGCAGGAAAACCCTGTGCAAAACAACCTGGACAGACCACAAAACCAAAGTGCGGTTCCAGTAAAATGAAAAGAAACCTAAATAAGAAGGAAGAGGATGCTGCCTTCCGTCGCAAGAACAGACAAGATCCTAATCCCGATCGCAAAGGAAAAGCAATTAACGTGAAAACAGAATCTACAGAAATCCAGACAGAAGGCAAAAAAGACGCTTGTTATCACAAGGTCAAGTCTCGTTATTCAGTTTGGCCAAGTGCTTATGCAAGCGGTGCACTTGTCAAATGCCGAAAAGTTGGTGCAAAGAATTGGGGAAACAAATCTAAAAAAGAAGAATTTGAAGGTAAAAAATCTTTCCAAGAGTTTCAAACTGAAGGAAAGAAGTGTTGGAAAGGATATGAAATCGCTGCGTAAAGAAAGAAGAACATGAACTCGAAGAAGGAGCAGCATGGACAAAAAAAGCAGGAAAAAATCAGTCAGGAGGACTTAACGAAAAAGGCAGAAAAAGTTACGAACGCGAAAATCCTGGATCTGACCTTAAAGCACCTAGCAAGAAGGTTGGAAACCCCCGTAGGGCATCGTTCTGTGCAAGAATGAAAGGGATGAAAAAGAAACTAACTTCTAAGAAGACTGCTAGTGATCCTGATTCAAGAATTAATAAAAGCTTGCGAGCTTGGAACTGTTAATATATAATAGAACTTATCTATAATAACTTCCGTATGGATGGATTATCTTCGGCTACATGTCCTACTTGTGGTGCACAATGGTTAGGTGGACAATTATATTGGTCAACAGGTAAGGAAGGAGATCCTCATGATCTCGCAGGTCTAGTTTGCAATACATTAAAAAATTACGGATACGATAAAGAAAAAGGTTGTATCAACCCATGTAAAGGTTCTGATAGTGGTCAAACATGGGAACATCGTCGTGGAATGATAGATGGTTTGTTAGGAGAATATTAAGTGTATAGATAGTACATATACCTAATAATATGTTAAGAGCATTCAATACTATTGTTTTATCCGTAACAGTAGCGATTATTGATTTCTTGTATCGTGGTAGAGATTTTCAAAGATTTTGGGTGCTTGAG